AGTCTTTTAACGGACTTGGCAGCGTAGTAAAAAAAATAGGCATACTGATTGGCGGAGCATTCGCAATTGGGAAACTGGCCCAGCTTGGGAAAGAATGCCTGGAACTCGGCTCTAACCTGGCAGAAGTTCAAAACGTGGTCGATGTTACATTTACCACCATGTCCGACAAAGTAAATGAATTTGCAAAGAACGCCATGACTTCTGCCGGACTGTCAGAAACCATGGCAAAACAGTATGTCGGTACGTTCGGAGCAATGTCTAAGTCATTCGGTTTCTCTGAAGCACAGGCTTATGATATGTCAACGGCTCTGACGCAGCTGACTGGTGATGTAGCATCATTTTATAATATCAGTCAGGACTTAGCTTACATCAAGCTGAAATCCGTATTTACTGGTGAAACGGAAACACTCAAGGATCTTGGCGTGGTAATGAGCCAGTCGGCACTCGACCAGTACGCACTGGCTAATGGCTACGGAAAAACCACATCTGAAATGACTGAACAGGAGAAAGTTGCCCTTCGTCTGGCTTTTGTGCAGAAACAGTTATCTGCGGCATCCGGAGACTTCATCCGTACTTCTGACAGCTGGGCAAACCAGGTACGAGTGATGCAGTTGCAGTTGCAGTCTCTCAAGGCAACAGTCGGACAGGGATTAATCAACCTCTTTACTCCTGTTCTGAAAGTTATCAATATCTTACTCGGTAAGTTAGCAACTCTGGCAAATGCCTTCAAGTCATTTACGGAGTTAATCACCGGAAAGAAATCATCTGGCCAAACAGGTGCGAGTGGTGCAGGTCTTGCCGGGACAGATGCAATAGCTGATACGGCAGATCAATATGGAAATGCTGCCGACAATGCCGAAAAGCTGGCGGATGCAACAAATGATACAGCGGACGCAACTAAGAAAGCTGCTAAGGCAGCAAAGGGGTATCTCAGCCCACTGGATGAAATAAATAATTACTCAACGGATAAAAGTACGGATTCATCGTCAAAAACGCCGAGTGCGACTGGTGGACTTGCAGATCAGATGAAAGATGCTGTACAAAATGTTGATTACGGAAAAATGGCAAAGGGTGAGACAGTTCTTGATAAGATGTCAAAACCGCTAAAAAAGATAATCGACAGATTTAAGCAGCTGGCTAAGTTAATCGCAAAAGGATTCTGGGATGGATTAGGAGATTATGAGCCAATTTTTGACGGAATAAAGAAAGATCTCGATTCCATATGGAAGTCTTTAAAGGATATCTTCACTGACCCAGAAGTTACCAAAGCAGCAAATAATTTCTTAGATTCATTTGCATATGCAATTGGACAAGTTGCTGGCTCATTTGCCAGAATCGGATTGACAATTGCGCAAAACATTATAGGCGGAATTGAAAAGTTTTTAAATCAGAACACGCAAAGAATAAAGAACTATCTGATAGATATGTTCAACATCGATGCCGAAATTTCACAAATCGCGGGAAATCTTGCAGTTGCTTTCGCTGATGTTTTCTCAGTTTTTGGTGGAGAAACCGCACAGCAGATTACAGCGGATTTAATCGGAATCTTTGCTGAAATCGGAATGGTTCTTACAGAAACGGCTGCAAAACTTGGCAGAGATATCCT